TTCCGTTGGTAACAGTTATTGCAGATCCTGCATAACTTGTAGCAAGTCTAAATGCTGTTGAAGTTAGTCCTGCTGAAATCACATAATATCTAACGTCAACTGTTACACCGTTGGCTGTTGTTCTAGGTACTACAAGATCACCTGCCTCTAATCCGTGAGCTGCGCTGGTATTAAAAGTATTTGTACCGGTAATTGAAGATACTGTAACACTTGGTCGGCCAGTAGTTGATCCTGCGGTAAGGATAGCGGTGATAATATCTATGTTAGCACCAACAAAACTATTCGCTGCAGAACCACCGGTTAAATTCGTAGTATCAGTCCACTGAGTGCTGACATTGCCAGAAGAAGCAGTTACCGAAGTATTGGCAATAATCTGCTGCATTACAGTTTTTAAACGTCCATATGCTGCTATTGTTGCTGTTACCTCAGTCGAATCAATCATCAGAGTTGATCCAGCCCCATCATAATAGGCTAGGCCTGCATTGAGTGTTTGCGTAGACCCGCTGTAAGTTAAATCATAGATCATTGCATCTACGATATATCCAACGTCTCGTTTACAGGCAGTTTTACTGTATTTTATTGTTGGATAATTTGTAGTGATATAAGCAATAATTTCAGCTTTGATAAATTCTTTATTTTCTTTTAATAAAGTTCTGGCATCACCGTAACCTGCAAGATATGAAGAATTGTATCCTGTTGGATCAGCACTAGATGCAAGATTCATTGTACCTACGCTGAAATCAATACGGTGCTGCATCATTCTTACTAGACGTTTGATATCGGTTTCTTCTACAGTGCTTGCATATGGAAATGCTACATCTTGTGTGCTGGTATTTCCTGCTGATTCTGTGACATTTGAGCCAAGAATGATCTGTCCCAGAACAGTTTCTAATCTTGTTAGTGTTTCTACACTATACTTAGAATCTGATCTATGTGTTAAACTTCCTGCAGGACCAGCATTGGTTGAACGTAGCTCGTCTCCAAGCAGTGCAGTTTGTTCTGGTACAATAATAGGCAATGTTTCTCTATATGTTCCTGTAGCGATTCTTATAAGATTATTAGGACTGTCTCTTTCAGGAATGTTAGTTGCTACACCTGCTGTAATTGCATCAGTGACTATTTCTACTAGATCAGTAACTGTGGCCATAACATCTTCGGATGTATAATCGGTATCAATAAATTGGCCAACTACTGCTGTAGAATTATCTCCGTTCAGTGTTTGATAATTTACTGCTGGTGCTTGATTATCTAGAACTGATTCAACAACTGTAAGAAAATATGTATATGCCGCGACTGATTCATCTGATTCTGCTGCTAGGCCTGCTCCCCCGTAAGGCATATTTTCAGATTCTGTTAGTCCTCCTACAAATGCATTAGCAGCACCTCGTGTTCTAACATTACCACCGTGCCCTAGATCGTAGATCAAAGCATCTATGATAAAACCAACATCTCTTTCACACTTGTATTCGTCGTAGTCAAAAGATGTAGTAAAAGGTGTGATATTATTTGTTATTTGATATTGAATCCATTCTGTAACTTCTTTCTGTATAAATGCGCGATTCATTTCTAACAGATATTTTGCATTTGGATTTCTAGGTCCGTTTTCTACCTGTTCGCAGGCATACCTAATTGTTTTCCATGGTTTATCAAAGCTTCTGCCCCAAATAGGCGCTGGTAAGTCTACACCATTAGGTGCTACAAAATATTCAAAATCCTGCGCACCCAATGAAACCCATTCAGGAATCTCGTCGCCTGCTCTCAATACCTGTCCTTCTAGGCCTATTGGCAATCGTGTTGGGCCATTATTTCCGTAATAAACCAAATCGCCTTTGGTGGTCAATACTGCGGTATCAGATCCTACTGCAAATAAATTCCAATAAGTACCGGTAACATCTTGATCAGGTCTGCTATTAGCAGCGCCGCCACCCGCTGGTCTAATTGTTGAGCCGTCGTCACTTTCTGATCTGTGAGCTAGCACGCAGACATATGTATTGCTATCGTATCTTACAATATCTCCTAACACATAATCCGCATCATCGATCCAACTTCCTTTCCAATCAAATCCGCCACTTAATTTTGTCCAGTAAGAACTGTTAGGTGGCTTAGGTGCTACGGTTACTGTCATAGATCCAGTAGCAGTTGATGGAACAAATGCTGTGCCTCCTGGTTGTGTGCTGATAGTAAATTCAGCTCCACCGGGAATAGTTCTAATATAATAATTTGTATCAGAACTTACATTTCCAAAAGTTGTTCCGCTGAATTTCACTGACATTCCTACAACCATATCGGCTGTAGAAGTAACTGTGAACAGACCTGTACCAGCGTTTGAAGCTGTACCTGTAGTTACGATAGAAGGAGAATCTGCTGTGGCAAGATATGTATATCCGCCTAGTCTTGCAACTTCACCTACCTTATAAGAAGTGGTATTAACCCAATCACTGACAAAACTAAATCCTTTGCTGAATAAACTCCAATTAGATGTGCTAGTCGATGGGACTTCGTTAGAATGATTTAGTAAAGCTACGTATTGATTTCCACCGTATCTTACAATATCGCCCGGTTGATAAAGTGTAGCACTATTCCAAGCATCTTCAAATGTAAAACCACCGACTAACTGAGTCCAATTTGCAGAATCTGTGGCAAACAATGCAGATGCAGTATGATATACAGTACAGATCCATAGTCCGCCACCGTATTTTACTACATCATTTACTTTATATCTTGCTGATACGGTCCAAGATCCCTTGTAATCTAAACCTGCATTAAATGTATCCCATTTACTTTGATCTGCTTCTAGGCCTAAGGCTGTTGTCGCAGCAGAAGTATGTCCTTGATTACAAACATATGTAATCCCGCCATAACTTACTAGATCATTCACTTTATATCTAATTAGAGCGTTCCAAGATCCTTTCCAATCAAAACCTTCTAAGAATAAAGTCCATTTACCTTGATCATTTTCTAAACCGGATGCTAGAGTTGCAGCAGAAGTATGACTATCATTACAAACATAGAGATATCCTCCATATTTGACAATGTCATTTAATTTGTAGAAAGTGGAGATTGACCAATCTCCTTTCCATTCTTGTCCGTCCGACATTAGATTCCATTTAGTAGGACTATATTCTAGGTCCGTATTAAAATCAGCGGCTGCTGTATGACCTACCGCACAAATATATGTTTTTCCGCCGTATCTAACAACGTCATCAATATAGTATGTTGTAGCGGTCGTCCAAGGACCTTTCCATACAAATCTAATTCTACCTAGTTTAAATTCTGCCATTTTGCACTCCGTATCGTATATTTATTTCATTATTGATTGAAAGATTTGTAGAACATTGCCTGCGCTACAATACTGCCGCTTACTCCAACAGTCTCTACTGTAGACTCAAAATCTGCTCTAACAGGAATAATAATTTTTTGTGTTAATGTATGGTTTATTAAATCAGGACCAACTCTTACAAAACCAGCAATAAAGCTAGATGTTGAAATTTCTGATCCACCCACTGTTAATCTGTTATTCAAATAAGCAGCAATAGCTTTCTGTGTAGGAACTATGTTGTTTGAATCAGCGGTAAACAGTGCATCGGTTGAGAATTCTCTAATAACAACTCCGGAGCCGCCTAATCTTACTCCACCAATTCTTAGTTCTGTTAATCCTGACAGGTCAAAGAAATCAGCACTGATTGTTACTATACCTGTTGCCTGTTCCACAGCAAATAGTTCACCTGCTCTAAAGTTACCGCTTTGATCTGTGCTGGTATAGAATACTCGACCGCCAGATTCCTCATAAACTTCATTTTCTGGAGTAGGTTGGTAAACACCAGTCGCATAAATTTCAGGATAATTAGTTTCTTCAAAATTTCCAGTACCGATGTCTAAGAAATCGTGTCCGGTAATTCTTACCTGACTGTATCTTATACGTATAGTTCCCGAAGTACCATGCGTAAAATAATCTCTTGTTTTAATATTAGGTGTTAATCTTAATGTAGCACTAAGTCCGCCATTAATTGCACCAAGCTCTTCAACATCAACTAACTGATAAACCTGGGCATTGCCTGTAAACTGTACCTGAGCTCCGGGTTTTGGATAGAAACCTAGTCCGTCAACTGTTACAAATTTACCCACAGGATATACATCAGCATAACCGTCACCGGATATAGTTACAGTTGTACTAGAAGTCCTATATCCAGAACCACGATTAATCCATTCAGGATTTGTTAATACACCGTCTCCTAATCTAACTTCTAGAACTGCATCGCTAGTCGAACTAGGATCTGTTATTGTGTAAGTTGGTGGTTCTCTATAACCAGATCCTGTATCCCAAAATTTTACTTTTGAAATTATTCCCGATGTTACTTCGACTCTGCCTAGGGCACGCTTTCCGGTTCTAATTCTTTGGAAATTAGCATTATTGTCTGCTACAGCTACCCATAAAGGTGTATTAGCTCCTGTGCTTGAATCGTCCAATTCTATATAGGGATTGCCTAATGTAACAGAAGTATAGACTGCAGATGTTGCAAGAGTTCTACCTGTCCAATTTATTCCGTCTGGGCTCGTTGCTGAATATGTTGTTAAATCTGCTGTGGGGTCTCCGCCCACTACTCTGTTACCTGTACTGCCTACAGCAAAGAATATTCCCTGTCCATATCTTACTTTAGTCCAGCTATGAGGTGTTGATCCGTCCTGCTTAGGCATAGTTGATGCATACCAGGTGATTCCGTCAAAGCTATATGCACAATCGCCTTGAGATGACACAGTGATCCATCTATTATTGCCGTAGGCCACAGACACCCAATCTCGCTGACTGCTGTCTGCTACGACATCCATGACTGTACCTGACCAATTTATTCCGTCGTCACTATAAGCAGCTACGTTGTTAGAATTAGCAATAGCTACCCAACGGCCTTTACCATAGGCTAGATCTATCCATTGATTTTCTGTAGAATCACCGATTACTGGCATACTAGAAGAAATCCAAGTCTGGCCGTTTAGAGAATATGCTGAACTGTTTAGATTTTCAGCAACTGCAACAAATTTTCCTCCACCATATGCTACCGCTGTCCAATTTCTAGATGCTGGCATAGTACGAGCAGTCCAAGTTATTCCGTCGAATGAACTTGAACATTGATTACTGCCGTATCTTATGGCTACGAATCTATTATTACCTGCTGCTACTCCTGTCCAATCACCGCTACTAGGCATATTGAATGAAACCCAGTCTAGTGCATTAGCTGAATAGACACCAGCACTTCCGCCTAACGCTACTGCCACAAACTTACCGCTATGTCCAGTTCCTTCGTAGGTAAAAGAAATTATTGAATTAGTACTATCTTCACTTGTAGCTGTTACAGTAATTGTAATATCGTTGATACCTATTTGGCCGCCTATCGAATTTCCTTCTATGGTTATTGTATCACCTACAGAATATCCTGCACCTGCATTAACCAATGTTACTGAATATTCTCTTCCTACTTGATCAACATTAAAAGTTGCAGTAGCCGCAGGAATATCGATCGTCTGTCCTGATCCACTATCTCCAACTACGTTAGTAAATGATTGAGTAAGTTCACCGTAACAGATATCACTCCAAAAAGTATTAACAGTGGTGTTAACTGCTGCTACTGAAAAATCTGGCTCACTAAAAGTGATTCTTGGTTCTATTCTATATCTTGTTGTAGTGTCGATAGGATTGGCAATCGCTTTTCCTGCTATCACATGATCCCAACCTGGGGTATCATCGGATTCTTTTGATACTGAAACCACCTTAGATGTTGTATTGTAAGCAGTAACATATCCATATTGTCCTGTGCCCGTGCCGCTAACAATAATAATTCGTTTTCCTAAATAATCTGCTTGTAAATTTATGTCAGAAGCAGAAATGGTGATAGATGTTAGATCACCGTTGGGAGTGGTATGAACCTGAGCATTGCCTTGAATAACACTGTAACCACCACCGCCTATTATTTCTGACGCCGGTGTTGTTGAAGTATCAATAGGACGAGCTTCAAAAATAGCTTGATCCCTAAAATCTTCAAAACTTACTGATGCACCCGTTCCAGCTGAAGTAAATGTTGCACCAGCCTGAGTATATCTTTCTCCAGCATTATAAAATTCTAATATTTGTATTTCGTCAACAAATTCACCAGCAAATGCATTTGCAACAATCGCTTGATTATTTCTTGTATTGATTGTGATTGTTTCAGGAGTTTCGGTCGAATCATTGCCGTCGGCAATCGCACCGTAATTTCCGTACGAACAGTTTCCGTTGGTGCCTCTTATGATACCGCCATTTTCAGCTAGGTATCCGATGGTACAATAATATGTAAATACCGAAACTAATTCTGCTCTACCATTGTTTTGAACCAACGCTCCAATTCCGTCGCTGAGTACCTGTGTAAAGTCATTGCTGACCATTGAACGATTTCCACCGTTATGTAACGCTCCATTGATCTTTTGTCCTGTACAAGCAGTACCGATATTTGTCACACCTTGGATATAAGGTGATCTGGTAGTGATCCAAACGCTTTGATCGTTCGGTCCCCAGCCCGGATCTAAACCAACAAATGTTCCTCCTGTTGGTCTTCTATAAAGGTCAAATACCGTAGGTGGATTTAAAATTCCTGTTAGACCTTTAAGAGTACAATCTCTTAGTCCAGTAGCATCTCTCATATAGAACATGTCTTCTGAAGAACTACCTTCGACTGCGCTAACGTAACCTCTTGCTTCTCTTAATGTTTTGTAATTTCCTGTATATTTGATATCGTAGATAAAACTATCTATAATTCTAGGTAATATTTGTCTGTAATAAATTTCAGGTACAGTATATAACGGATAAGTTAGTTGTAAAAATTTTACAATTTCATTTACACAGAAAGCTTTATTTGCTGCTAAAACCAATGCTGCATTTAAATATTCTTGATCTGTGGTTATGGTGTTTGAACCGCTGACATTCGGGGTGCTGCCTGTCCCTGCAATATGATAATCGATATATTGATTAAATGATGTAATCAAAGATTGCACTGATAGTGCAGGAGCTTCTCCTGTTTCCTGACCTGTATCTAATCCCAATGTTACCGGATTCAAAGTGTTTGTATTTGTTTTAGCGGGATTAAGTGTAGTCTGTGCTAACAAAGTCTGTATAATATTAGATAATCTTGTTAGTCCAGCTTTGAAATATATTCTGTCAGTGGCCAGTGCCGGATCAGCATCTGCTGCTGTTATTACTGTTGATCTTAATTCAGATCCTAATACCACTGTTCTTTTAGGCACAACTATCGGTAAAATTTCTTCAAACACTCCTGTGCCAACATTGATAGTTGTAAAACCAGAAAAACCGTCGTCGGCTCTATAACAGGCATAGCGTACAGTTCTCCAAGGAGATGACGAAATAGTTCCTCTTAGAGGATCGTCACCGTCATCAACACCGTCTTTGCCTACAAAAAATACTCGAGCTATAGTACCAAATACTCTATACTCAGCACTGTTATCGCTATTAATGCTTAATAACTCCCCTTGATTACCAAGTTCAATATTTGTTACACCAAAAGTACTGGTGTCTCCTGCTAGACTTCTTGATAAATCATAGGTAAGCAGGTCACCTAACTGTCTTAGACCTACGTTAGGTCCTGCGCTTTGTATTAATATATCCCAATAGATAAATCCTGATCCACTGTCACCAGGATAGTTTTGATCCGATGCTAGATGTTCAAAGTTACACTTGTAAACGTCACCGATAAAAGTAACTAGATCTCCTGCAGCATAAGTTTGACCTTCAGTCCAGGCTCCCCTAGCATTTTGTCCTATATCTAATACTTCCCAATTACTGGTATCTAGATAATCTACAGAGCTTCCGTCAGCGGTTGTATCTAACAAAGCCACATATAAGATTCCGCCTCTGCGGACTACATCGCCGGTTTTGTAAGTATTAGTAGAACTCCATAGTCCTATGAAATTATAATTCTCAGATAATTTCTGCCAATACGGATCATTCGTTTCTGCTTGATAAGATGATAGATATGGGTTTTGTCCGTAACTTGATCTCAGTGCTAAATAGGTAAAGCCTCCGTGTCTAACCACACTACCGATACCGTAATAAGTTGAATTATTCCATTCGCCGTTGAATTCAGCACCCAATAATTCTACTTCCCATTTTGTAGCATCAAATTCAGATGATGAAGTATAACCTTCTAAACAGATTAATAATGTACCATCACGAAGTACAATATCGTTTGGCTTATATCTTGTACTTACAGTATAATCACCTTTAAACTCAATACCTACAAAATGTGTTGCCCAGTTACTGCTGTCAAATTCTAATCCGTTAGCAGTAGTGGTTGAAGTATGTTCAATTGTGCATTTATAGACATTACCGCCGTAGCGTACAACATCATTGACTCCGTATCTGGTCAGTGCCTGCCAGTTTTGTCTGTAATTATAACCAGCTGCATAAACAGTAACGTCTGCGATGTTAGAATTAAATAACGCACCGGAAGTAAAACTGTTAACTGTTAAGTAGAGATTACCTGCATATTTTATAATATCTCCTGGATTATATAATGTAGTAGCTGCCCAATTACCTCTGTAGAGGTATCCGTCAGTCATTTTTCTCCAGGCTGGTGTAAAATCAGTATCACTAGGATTGGCTAGAAATGTTTGATCGGAAGCAAAAATACCTGCTGTATGCTGTCTCATACAGACCCAACTAGCTCCGCCATATCTTACTATGTCGTCTTTATTATAGACTGTGGTAGTAGTCCAATTGTTTCGCCAGGTATATCTAATCCTGCTGATCTTAAATTCTGCCATTTTTTACCCCGTTAACTTGAATGTCCTGTTGGATATGTATAATTTTGATTTATTCTTTGCACTAATTGACCTGATGCATTCACATAATAAAGAATAGGTCGATTATCCCATCTATATTGGGTCCAAATTAAATTATCATAGACAGTATTATGCTCTTCATCTATACCATCAAAAAAGTCTATGCCTGGCTCAAAATCTTCAAAATTTTCTGATGGGATTCCAGGCTCATTTAATTCTATACTATCTTTATCTTTTAACTGGTCGCTGCGAATTAAGAAAATTTCTCCGTCATCGTTTCTTCTAATAAGATATAAAAATCTAGGACTATCTCCTAGTACTTCTTGTGGTGTTACGCCTAAATAATAATTTGCAGACATAAATTTTCCTATTATGATATTTCTACATAGCTGACTGTAGCATCTACACTATCCGAAGTATCGGTCACGATCCTAAAACCTGTGTTTTCGGGTAAAATTAATTTTTCACCTTGTGTTATCAATTTAACTGAAGTGTTAGGAGGAATAGTAAGTCCTTTTATGTAATGTGCAACAGTAGTGTCAGCCCCAACAACCATAACATCAGCTATAACAGTATCGTAGTCTGTGACATTAGATAAATTACACCCTATTACTGTAGCTCGAACACCTGCACCGATAGTTACTACATCTGTTGGGACTGTTCCTATCTGAGTTACTAGTGAATGTTTAAAAATTGTTGGCATTTCGTTATCCTAAAATTAACGCATAAGCGGCAGCAATATCTGCTGCACCTGCTGCACTTACCGCGCCCGCTGATCCTGCTGGGCTCGCCCATGAAGCACCGTCCCATACTTCTAATGCTAGAGACGATATGTTAAATCTTGTCATTCCTAATACAGCATAAGCGGTTGGACGTTGAGCATTATCGCCCCTAGGAGGAACAAAACCGTTAGTTCCTGCTAATTTAAAATATCCCGTACCACTTTGAACTATCTGTGTGATAGCTCCGCTGACTAAATTGGTTATAGTATTGTCTACTATTTTAAAATTTGCTAGTCGAACACCGCCTGAACCATTGCCGTCAATTATAATGTCTTGTCCAGTAGTTGTAGTAATCTCATTATCACGGAACATGAGATTACCTACGTCAAGGGTACTTACCGCAAGATTGTCTGTGACTACATTGCCAATATAGGCGCTTTTCCATCTAAAGGCAGCAGATCCTAAATCGTAGGTATTATCTGCCTGAGGAATTAAATCACTTTGAATGCTTGCGTTGATTGTTATTGTATCTGCAAGACTATCGCCAATGATAAGATTACCATTGAGCTGTATGTTACCGACAGCAGAAATATCACCGGACACTGCAAGATTTCCAGTGATATTGGTTGTTGATTGAATGTTAACTGTTCCGCTGCCGTTTGGTTGAAGTTCTATAGATGCATTTGAATTAAAAGTAGAAATTATATTTCCCGAAATTTCAATTTCGTCTACTTGTAATTTTGAATGATAGATTGTTGCTTGTCCACCAGACGGACTAAAACTTATAGTGTTTAAATCACTTTGTATCGTGTTTCCGTAGATACTTAATGTACCTACGTCAACTTGATTATCAACGACTAAATTTGTTGTATGAGTAGTGCCGCTTACTTGTAGATCAGAATCTGGTGCAGCAGTGTTCACCCCGACCCTGAGATTGTTTACATCTAGATAAAGTAGATCCGTCTCAAAAGCCAGATCAACCCCGTCACGAGTAAGATTCGACTTCAGGAGCGGTCCAGAAATACGACCAATGGCCATGCGTTCTCCTCATACCCCGTGTTTCACGGTTAACCACCTTACATTGCGGGTTTACCACAGTTTAACCATACGAGGATTGGTCGTCCACGTAATCAGTAGTATTTAGTCTGATTGGAAATTAACCAAGTATGATGGTATAGATATGGCCCAGGTCTTCCATATCGATTACTGAAACACCCCCTCCTCCCGCACCGATCGAAGGAGACCAAACTGTTCCGTCAAAACATTCAAGATAATTTCGATCGGTATTCCATCTAGTCTCTGCAAGCTCGGGTGTTAGACGTCGTTCTGCATCGGTACCGGCAGGAACGACCATTGCATTGTTACCTGTAAAATTAGTATAACCTATTCCTGTAGATCCCAATGTTATAGCGGTATTATTAAGATTAGTTATGTCGCTGTCTTGCCATTTGGTTCTTTCTATATAGATAATACCTGTATCGGGTAATATTTCTATATCATCATTTGATTGTAAAGCAGATATTGTGTTTGTTAGGCCATTTAATCTTGTTTGACTACTAATATCTACTATATCAGGATACCAAAAATTTACTTTGGTTTCATCTGTAAACCATAATTGACTCCATCGTCTTGGGGAAGAATCTCCAGTATCTTCGCCTAACGACCATATAAGATCTTGTCCGGGAATAATATCTTGTGTAAAATCAGGAGCTACGGTTACTGTATCAACAATATTATCACCTATGATTAGATTACCACCTAAAATAATATTCTGTGGTGTGGTAATATTTCCTGAAACATTTAGATTACCTAAAATATTAGTGTCAGCAACTATTTGTGTTGAACCAGATCCGTTTGGATCTATGACAATATTACTGTTGTTTGAGGAAAAAATACTATTTCCGTCAAACACTAGATTATTAGTGGCTACACGATCGTGAAATATCGTTGCGCTTCCTGTATTGGTTCTTAGATTAATTGGGCCTGTTGAAGTTGTAAATGTAGAAGAACTATTAATTATAATATTTGCTACATTTGCAGCAGTGTCTACAATTATATCAGTGGTGTGAAAATCGTGATTTATATCTAGATCGTAAACAGAAGAAGGATTCTTCTTAATTCCTATACTGTCGTCATTGACATCTATGTATAGTAAGGTAGTTTCGAAGGCTAGATCTACGCCGTTTCTCAACAGGTTCGCTTCTAACAAAGGTCCTGTTATTCTACCTAGCTGAGGCATGATTAGTTTCCGAAGTTATAGAAAACCGTTACGTACTTAGTGAGAGGAACAGTTCCTAACGGGCTGGCGCCAAAATCTAAATAATATCCTGCAGGATAGCTTCCTGCGCCACCGTAAAAAGCGGCCGAAGGAACACCTGCTGGGTTTTGTACCAATGTCCAATTATCGCTGTAAATTTGTATTACATTTTCAACCAAAACGATTAACGGATAAGTGTAAAGTCCTGTGCCGGCACTACCTCCCGCTACTAATGTTGGAGGGGACCAATTTACTCCAAGATTTTGCAGAGGACCAAAATATTGTTCTACACCGTCTCCAGGACCTATGGTTTGTTTTATAACTGTGCCACCGCCGGCAGCTCTTACTGTTTCCCAAACACCAGCAATAAGACATTCTAATTGATTAAGTGTAAGATTATAACGTATTAGTCCGTCTGCATATTCCGAACTTGACGAAACTCCGGATGCTGGATATCTTACTCCGGAAGTCTGCGGACGCTGGGCCGTAGTACCTTGAGGCAGTCTCAATCCTCCGGTAAGGTCCATAACAGCACGACCATATTGATTGGTAAACAGTGTTTGATCTCTCACACTGAATTTTCCGAGATGTTTTTGTTTTAGAAATTTCATACTTCTAATGAACTCACAGTTGCAGTCAACAAACAACGTATAGCTGTTCCGTCACCGGATCCTGCTGCACCGGCAGTAAAAGTATCTCCCACTGCAGGAGCACCTCCTCCCCAAGATCTTTGAGTAGAAGTTGGGGCAACAACGTTCCAATTTGTTGTAGTGCCTAATGTTAAAATTTTATAATTTGCTCCGACCACAAACGATCCTGCAGTTTCTGTGCCGCCCGTTGTGCAACTTACATGAATAGAATCGTTGTCATCTAAAACTATTCGTTCTTCTGAAAAGAAAAATGTTTCTCCTGCTGGAATGATTAAATTACTTGCTACTAAATTATATGTACCTGGAGTTGTATAACCTGCTTTTGAACTATCTACAATATAGATATTAACTGTAGATTGATTAACTGTTTCATCTGTAAGATTAACTGTTCCTGTATTACATAAAATTATTGTTGTGACTGCACGTCTTTCTGCAGTTCCGCCAGTAGCACCGGTATCAGTAGCTTTAAAAATTTGATATGCATCAGTTAGTGCGGTTGAAAATACTGGTGTGTTTGTTATCATAATTCTCTCTTATTTAAAATAGCATGCTCCAAACTAGAGATCTACGTCTACCCATTAATTCATCACGGTTATCAGCTGAGGTTACAAAAAATATTCCAGAATTGCCAGTTTCTTCTGTACCTGTGTATAGCAAAGTTGAACCTGCATTATAAGTAGGTCCTGAACCAGTACCGTGTGCATTGTTTTCTATTTCTAAAGCATACTCTAAAATAACTTTTCCAGATCCCGGAGTACTTAATCTGATAGGTTGCCCGCTCAGTCCAAAACCAGTGCTTATTTCAGTGTCTTGGATTTCTAATCCTTGTATTGCTGTTCGATCGTTATAAAAAAATGTATTTTGAACTCCGTCTACGAACACACCTATAGTGCTTTCATTAACATTAGATACTGTTTCAAAATTAAAATACTGTATAGATCCGGGATTGGTTATATCATCAGGAACATCAGAGTCTGCAATAATTATTCTTGTGTCAGTGGCGGTAGAATCCCCCACACCAGGTGATCTAATCTGAAATGTGGGATTATTTTGAATAGCATCATCTACATATTTTTTATTAGGTACATCGTCGTCGTCGGTGACTAAATTTTCATACGGCGAATTTCCAGTGGCTACTCCGTCATCATTAATTTCTCTGTTTCCTACATTAACAACACCGCTGCCGTTTCTAATTAAAATCAAATCTGGCTGTGTTGAATCAGTGTAAATTCTTCTCAGTTTTAAATTACTGTTTTCAAAACTCAAAGGATTCGGAACACTGCCGTTGGCGATGATCCAAGATTCGATAGATTCATCAAATAAAAATGCTGCTCTAGGAACCTGCGAAGAATCTACATAACTTCCTCTGTCAATTTCAATACCGGAGTATTGTAGACTAACACCTGGGCCAGTTTCTCCGTAATTTAAAATTATAATATTGTCATTAACATTTAAATTTTCAGCACTAACCGTGAGAGTGTCACCTTCGACTACAAGGTCTCCTGTTACTCTAACCTGGCCTGTAAGACCAGGATCTAATGTTATCTTAGATCCTTCTTTGGTCTTAATATTATAGTCGCCGTTTACCTGAAGAAACTGTCCCATCGTATTTCCTAGATTACATTGTTGCAGTGATCGGCGTTAATACGATATAGTCTGCAGACGAATCATTTTCTAAATACCAGTTGTACTTGGTTTGATCGTGGTTATTTGCATCGTTTGAATCTTCGCCTCTCCAGAATCCATTACTTAGATCTGGGCTGGAAGGAAAACCGTAGGCAATTCTTCGTGTTAGTTTAGCAATAGGTACTAATCCCTGATCTAACAAGCCAGTAGTAGATCCTTGGATTCGCATTTCTCCATCTGCGTTAGGAGTAGTGTCAACTAGTTTACAAACTTTGTAATTGGCCGGTGTTGAAATTTGTCCGATACGGCAAACAACAAAACTGCTGGCACCTCGTTGTTTAATAATCACACCATCTGTTCGGTTGGTAGAACCATCGTAAAATTCGCAGGTAATACCTGTTGCACTTGCCGGAGTACCGATAACATCAGTACCATATACATCTTTTCTTAGTGGACGTCCCATTTGTTTTCTCCTTGTGTTGACGTTCTAGGTCTACGCGGTGGGTACCGCATAAGTCCGAATCATACGGCACTTACCTTATGATATTTTATTTATCCTCTACTCATTAGAGCCATTAGCTCTAGTTTTTCTACTGTTAATAAAACTCTATTGATTGATTCTATTTCTTTCTGTGCATTTTCAAGATATTTTTTACTTTTAGTTTGTCTATAATATACACCTGCTATACTATAATTTTGTATATGATTTTCTATAATGTGTTCAATTTGATTAACATCATGCGCAAACATTGAAAACCGTTTACGCCAAATTCTAAGCTGTTCTCTTAACTGCGGAAAATCCTTTTCTGATTCTATCTGCATAACTCAGATATTTACGCCAAACAAAAAGGCTCCGAAGAGCCTTTTTGATTTACTAGAAAATTTACTATTAAGCAAATTTTAGGTTAGCTGTAGTTACAGCAACCTTGCCTAGATAGTCAGCAGCGTTACCTAGAGATGATGCTGTGTTTGTTAACTCAACATATCCATAACGTGTCATGAAGCTAACTACTGGCTCAAATGTGCTAGGATCTAGAACAACACCACTGCTCATCAATGGAATGTATGGGCAATAGAATGCTGCTGCGTCAGATTCGCTAGAACCTTTGTAGCCAACTAGAACATCATCAGATGTTGCATAGCCGTTAACATAGATCTTCATTGCGCTGTTCAATGTACCAACAAACTTGGTGTTTGTAGGTGCTTCAAATGTGCCTTCTGTGGTTCTTGCGAATGCAGAAGTTGTTGCGCTTTGTAGCAATGTTAGAACTGTTGGAGATACAACAGCCCAGTTACCAGCACCACGACGTGTACGCTGAGCGATCAAGTTTGCAACACGGTTGATCTGAACAGCTAGAGCAGCGTGTTCGTCACCAACGAATGTAGCAGTACCAGAAACTGCGTTTTGGTCATAGGTTAGTACTGTACCAGCCAATGAATTCAATGATCCAAGAACTTCTTGATCGATTTCAGCAGTGATTTCTTGAGCAAGAGCTGCCATGATTTCTGCTTCGATATCGATACCCTGTTGAGCTTGTGCATCTTGTGCAGCTTCGAAAGTCCAGCGAGCTGATAACTTACGAGTTTTAGCTTCAACAGTTTGTTTCAAGATTTGAATGCTCATTCTGTTTCCAGCTACACCTTCTAAAGCGGCTGTAGCAGCAGCTTTGTCGTTAGCAGCAGAACCAGAATAACCTTCTGCAATCTTGAATGGGCTTAGTGCCTCTTCACCAGCGGTTACATCAGTACCCCCTGTGCTGTTAAAGCTATCTGCATAGCGAACACGTAGAGTATGGATCTGACCAACTGGTCCAGTCATTGGCTGTACGCCAACTAATTCATTAGCGATGACCGTAGGCATCACACGTCTGATCACTGGAAGGATCACACGATTTAGGGTTGCAACGTTACCGGCGGATGTAGCACCAGAGGTAGCACTTTCTGCGAGATACTTGCGGGTATTCTCTAGAGTAGTTGCCATCACTGTACGCTTAGTACCTTGTAGGCCTTCAAGTAGTGCCTCTTTGGTTTCCGACCAGCGTGACTCGAGTAGTTGTGACATTATAGTTCTCCTTAAACTTTAAGTCCCGCAAGCCTGCGGATGTCAAAAATTTCAGCGGTTTTTTCTTCTCCGCCGATAGCTTGTGCCTGTGCTTTATCGCCTGTGATTTCTTTGCCTTCTGATAGTACTTTCTTCGCCGGTGCACCTGTGCCGTTCATCACAGCTGGTAGGTACTTGTCGAAAGCTGTACGTAGCTTTTCAGTTTGAACTGATTCTAATAGACTGCTCATGACTTCCTTCTTATCGCCTGCTAAAGGATTTAACAACTCGCTCATTAGTTCTTTACGAGTAGCTGAATCTTTAGCAATACGTAATTGAGATTCTTTGCTTTCTACTAGTTGTTGTGTTTCTGCAACAATTTTAGCTGCTTCTTCTAGCTCTGCTTCTTTTTGTTTTACAACTTGAAGAAGTTTCGCAGTTTCAGATTTCTCATTTAAGTGAGATGCAGCATACTCGCTGGCGAAACTTTCAAAAATTCTGCGACCGAAGTCATTCTTACGAGCAGCTTCGATGTCCTCACGTAGCTGTGTCATTTCAGAACGTAGGCCTTTCGACACAGTTTCTTCGATGATTTTAGCTGAACGTGCAATAAAATCTTTTTTCAGTGCTTCAAATTTTACCTTGCTTTCGCGAACCAATTTAACTTTGGTTTCAGCTAGGTCTTTTTTGTCGCTGTGGAATTCTGCGATTTCTTTCGCTAGGGCATCCACGATAAAAGATTCTAATTTAGCAACATTAGATGCTACCTGCTTGCGATCTTCGTGTAATTCGCTCAACTCTTTCTTAAGATTATTCAAGACAAATGATTCCATTGCTTTAGAATCGTCTTTCATTTTCTTGTGATATTTTGCACGGGCTTCAATTAGGCCTTGACGATCTTCTGCAAGTTCGCCTAGTTCTGCTTGTAGTCTGTCGGATAGCATGGCTTCAACAGCCTCTACCATTGCAGACTTGTCGTGCTCATATTTCTGAGCGAACTCTTCACGTAGTTCAGCAGTGACTTGATCACGGTTTTCTTGGATTCTGCTTTGCCAAGCATTTTCAATTTCCGATTTGATCTCTTCGGAAATCACATTGTTTTCAAACAACTGTTTTACTATATCTAACATGTGATTCTCCTCTGTTATTTGAGTCCAGAGATAATTCTCTTGAGACTCTCTGCTAGGTATTTCTGTGCCTTAAGATCGCCTTTGACTTCTTGTGCTATTCTAAATGCCTGATATCCACCTGTATTATTCATAAGGTGTTCATAAACTGGTGTAGGATAAGCTCCCGGGGCGCTGGGTTGTGCAACAACGTCCACTGTAATAATTTCAAAACCTTGGACATTACCGCCGCCGTCAACTTCGCCACTGCCCCTGCTTGAAACTCCTAGTTTCACTCCCGACTCCAACATAGTCTGTACTAGTTGACCCATTGGAGTAGGAAGGATTTTAAGTTTTCCGTAGCCGTTAGGACCGTCCATCCACATCTTGGTAATCATGTGACTAACACGATCAAGATTGATTTTCAAATCCTGAGGATGATCAACTTCTCCAAGAACTGAGTAGCCGCCAGAGATCTGTTCGTTGAGCGTTTTGACAGCCCTGCCAATTTCCTGAGAAGAATAAACACGTTGATTTGCATTACGGATGTCTCCTTGGATGCAAATCCCGTTTAAGTGCAGTGACTTTTTACCGTCACTGCTCTCATCTCGCTCCAAGACAATCTTAGCCTGGTCAAAACTCAAATGTTCTGATAGAGTAGTTTTCACCTATATAGTCCTATTATCTACGACCACGGAAAAGGCTTTGCTTGTTGTCTGCTGATTCAGCAGAACCTTTTTTCTCAGCACCATGTCCGGGCTCTTTTTTGCTGAACGCATTGCCAGCTTTGCCGCCTGGAACATTGATGTTGCCAGCATTATCTTCTTTTGGTGAACCTTTTAAAAGACCGTTACCTTTCAGTGCACCTGTTTCGGAACCAGATGCGCCATCACGACCGCTTAGAATGTTTGCAGTTGTGCCGCCCATATCGTTCTTCATATTGTCTACAATAGATTTTGTGTTGTCAGCTTTTTCAGCAGCACCTTTCTTTTCAGCACCGTGACCAGCTGGAACTTTTTCTACGTATTCACGAACTGTTTCTAGATCAAACCCGTCTTTCATTTCTTCGTCGCCGCCCATTTCGTCGCCGCCTTTGAGTTCATCAAACTTGGCTTGTAGTTCGTCAACGATAGCGTCTAGATCTTGGAAAAGTTCTTCTTCGCTTTTTTCACCTTCGCCGCCTTCTTCTTCGTCACCCATTTCTAGGTCACCTTCTAAGTCGTCGGTTGGATCTCCACCCATATCGCCCATATCATCATCGGCTTCGATAGCGATATCTTCAAATTCTTCGTCTACTTTTTCGTCGTCTTCATCTTCTTCTTTGTGACTAGCTTCATCAACTTCTTCGTCGTCTTCGTCTTCGTCTGAAGCTTCTTCTAGCTCGTCCTCGATAAGACTTTCATAAATTTCACGAGATTTCGCTACTACGTACTCGTGGAAAAGTTCTTCTGCTTTGGCTTGATCATCGTTGACCAAGCTCTCGAGCATTTGCTCAAGTGTGGTTTTATCTGCCATAATTTATTCTCCTTGAATTGACAAAAGGCTGTAGTTTTATTTAACACGCAGATAATATTCAGGCGTTAAATGGTAGTTTTTTGAAGGATTTGGTCGCTGTAAATACTGCCCGGAAATCTTTTTTCAAAATCAGCGAATGATAGATGTTTTAGATTATATATTTCTTTACTTAGTTTTTCCGGAATGTAATTTTGTGAAGGATCTATTACTCTGTAATAGGTAATATTACGGAATTCTTTTATTACTTTTTCTGTCTGACTTGCCCAATTTCCGTGGAATGTAGCAGAATCTTGGCTCTTTTTATAGTTGAATGTATCAGCATATACATTGTTAAATTTGCCGTTTATACCGGTATAATCAAAACCAAAGATATATATTTCTCCGTATCCGTGTGTGGATGCGAACCACAATGCAGTCGGTCCTGAGCTCCACCCTTTATGCGGACTGAAAAAATTTAAACCGTGTTTTGAGCTGATTCCTTTGTTAGGATTTGTCCAAACCTGATGATTTTTGTGATAGCCTGCAGACACTATTTCGTTGACCATTTTAACATCAACGGCTATTAGATAGTGGGGTTCAAATTCTCTATATTGGGCGTTGCACCCGTAGACTGTTCCGCTTTTTAGTAAAAAATTAGGATCTACTTTTAATCTGCTAACACCGTTACCTAGAACGAATGCAGGAGTATTATTGGGCTGGTTGTTCTGCTTCAACTGGAGTTCCGTACATTTGTTTGATAAATTCTAACTCTGACTCTTTTTCAAATTCGTGAGCTTCGCTCTGCATTCTAAGCTGATTGATTTGTCTTAGAGTTAGACGTATTTTTCTTGTATCATCTTTTTCTAAAATACTGCTGTCTCGTTCGTTAGAATAACGACGATCTACAGAAAAATCGTTAGTGTTATCGTTGAAATATAAAAATTCTAATAGAAGCATCTTGTATTTATTAAATTTCTGCTGCAGGTGCTGCTGGTTCTTCAGCCGGAGCTTCTGCTGCTGCGGCCATGTCCGGAGATGCTTCTGCTGTTTGTCCTTCGGCAGCTGATTGTAGGCCGCCGCCTGAAATTCCTATAGATCTCATTTCACCTGCGGCATCTAATGCTGGTTTTAATTTACCACTGTTTTCTTCTTTCCATAGTATTTCGTTTTCAACGATTTCTTCTTGTGTTAAACCTAGGAAACGTTTTAATCCAAAACGTTTACTGATATAAGGAATCTGTGTTAACTGTGCATAGGTCGCTACTCTAGCTGTATCCAATTCTGATTGTCTGTAGGCTGCGAAGTTCTGTGGGGTATTAAATTTTAATTCAAATAATCCTGGATCAATATTAATACCGCTGTCATTTAACCAAGTTTTAAATTCTTGATCAAAAGTTTCTCCAATCATAGATTGCAGGCGTTTGCAATATTCATTAAATCTCAATTCTTGAATATACGCTGTACCAACTTTACCGTCCGCTACATTATTTGGTTGCTCATCAATAGCTGTAGGTAGATAAGAACTCGGAATTCTTAAAGCGCGGAATAGTTTATTAGTAAAATAACGTAAATCTGTGATCTCACCAAGATTAGTTCCGCCCGGCAAGGTTTCAACTTTTGAACCCCGACCTTCTGCTGTTTGTGGGAAAAAATAATCTTCAGATACAGATAATGGATTATAACTGGCATCCATAACATTCGCGCCACCACCTGTGGCACTCGGGATGCGACGTTGTTGAATTTCATTTTTAACACGCTCAACAAAACTCATAGCCATGTGAGCTGGCATATTACCTACGTCGACATAAAAAATTCTACGTTCTGGAGCACGTTGGATACGATAGATAATGATCGCATCTTCCAACAATTCTTTTTGTTTATAAACTTTGAATACCGATTCTAACAACGAATTACCAAAAGGATAGTTATTATCCAATCCTTCACTTAGGCTAATGTGTACAACATTTTTAGCATCGATAGTTACTTCGTTAGCTTGATTGTTAAATCTTGTACCTGGAGGTTGTGCTGCTGAGCCAACCATTCCACGACCAAATCCTCCACCGCTAGTATAGCTGCTGGTGCCACTAGGTGCTGTGTTTGTAGTACCGTGGGGAGTTACTGCGATTAACTCTTTGAAATTAAAATTAATATCTCGAACAACATATTGTTCAGGAATCTTACCTTCTGATTCGTTTACGATAATCTTAGAAACTTTAGCAGCATCTACAAATAACCATTTTTTGGTTTCAGGATCTCTTACAAAAAAACAGTCTCCGTATTTGAAAGCATTTCTAACTATACGGAAAATTCTAGTTTCAAATTGCTGTAACTTGCTCCATTTTTGTAAACTTTCTTTTAATAGTTTTGTTTCAGTGGTTGTTGCTCTACCTCTGAAAAAGCAATGAAACGGGGTAGCATTTTCTTTATCTTTCTGTGTGCAGAATTCTGCTAGAATATCTAGGGCCGCATTAACTTCCGAATCCATATCCATGGTATCGTATTGCATATAGCGTTCAACACGATTAGGAGCTCCAGCATATACATCTGGTAAAAATGAACTATAGTTTGCTCGAGCCGGACCCGGACGACCTTTGCCCCCCAAAGGACTCATTGATCTAGATTCGTTATCGATCGTTACCGGTGTAAAATATTTTTTCCAACTCATTTTATTTTTCCATTATATAGTGAAAACATCACCTGACAGATTGGATTGCACTGAAAGTTGTCTTTCTCCTACATCAATTTGTTGTCGATTTATTCCTATGAGAACATCCATCTTAGTATTTAAGCTGGCTAACAACGATTCAGCCGATTCTTGATTACGTCCTGGTACAGTTTTTTGTCCAGGTGTGCTAGGTTGAACTTCTGCTTCCTTTCTAGCTTTTTCTTCTGCTGCTTTTCTTGCAGCCTGGGCTTCTAATTCAGTTTTAGGAGTTTCAGCTGCGCCTACCTTGCTAGTAGCCGGAGTGCTAGGAGACATTCCTGGAGATGCTGCTTTGGCTGTAGGTTTTTCTGTTGACTCTTTCTGAAAATCGGCTAATTTCTTCTCTGCTGCCGCCAATGTCTGTGCTGCAACTTTTTTCTCTGCATCTGTTTTTGCGTAACTCAGTTCGTCTCTAGCGGAATCAACCGCTGCTTGTTTATCAAATGCTTCCAGTTTCTTTTGAGATTCTACAGCACGTTTAACAGCTTCCGCTTTTTCTTTGTCTGTACCAGTAAAGGCTGCTGCTTTATCTTTTTCAAACTCTTTGACTATTTCGGCTCTTTGTTCTGTTCTTGCTTTTTGTTTTTTCTCTCTATCGCCTTCTACAAACATTGATGATTTCTGTTGTTCTGCAAAAGTCATTAATGAATTTATAGGACTACTTAGATCAACTTCTTTGGTTGTTGATGCTGCATCTTTAGCTGCATCAGCAGTTTCTTTTGCAGATGCTGCTCCTTGGCCTAATGAACCGCTTGCAGATTTGATATGTTTAGCTCCGGTTTCTTTATATCCTGTAACTTTTTTATCAATATCTAATTTTAGTTCTTCACGCTTCTCCTGATTTTTAATAGCCTTGAGTCGTTTTCCTTCTTCAGTGGCTTCAATAGCATTTTGTTTTCTTCGGTCTTCTAATCGTTGTTGTATTTCTTTTTTCTCTTCTTCTAAGGCTTTTTTCTCTTCTTCTCTGGCTTTTTCTTCTTCGTCAGATCTACCCATACCTGGAATCTTAGCAATGATATCGCCAATAGCGCCGGTAAATTCTTTGAACTTAACTTTAATTAAACGAAGTCCATCTCCTAACATATTAAATCCAAATCCCGCCTCTTCTAATTTCTTATATAAGAAAAAGAATCCAGCAGCTATGGCACCTACTGCGGCTATTAACGGTAGGAATGGAATTGTCGCGGCTATCAAAGCTGTGCCAAAACTAATCAGTGCACCTATACCTGTAACTAATTGATAGGTAGCATAGGCAGTTAATGCTGTTAATAAAGTAGCAAATATTGGAGTAAGATTATCTGCGATGAATGATCCTATCGCTTGAAAAGCTGGCCATACATAGTCTTTGATTATTCCACCAAGTGCTTTGAATACCGGGGTGACTATTTCTCCTATGGCTGATGCTATGTCCATAAATGTAGGCAAGAACGAATCTCGAACAAATACAACAACATCTAGAAACGCTGGGTATAATGTATCTCTAAAGAATGCACCAATTTCTTCAAATATAGGTTTGAAAAAGTCTTTTAAGGTAGTGGCAACATCTTGGATGACCGGTATTAAAGTATCAACGAAAAATCCTACCAATA